CTCCCTTACAGGTAAGCTCGATCGAACCCTCAGATTCGATTTTCAGTATTTTAGTTTCGGTGTCGTACTCTACTTTTGTGCCGTCTTCAAATTTTATTAGGTGGGTTGTCTCACTTTCGACAGGGGGTAAATTATTTGGGGTGTAAATAGAGCCAAGTATTACCCCGTCTTCGCAATTTTCGTCTGTGAGAACAATCACTCGATCGGCGATTTTGGGCATGGCATAACTTTTGTCTTTCCCAGTGAAATTAAATACGACTGGTAAAGGCTTGGTAAGAATACCGGGTTGCTTGTCTGTTATTTTTACCCGTGCCAATCCTTTTATCGCTAAATCACTATATTCTGATTCGTCTATCAATCCTATTCTCCAGACATTTTGCCTCATAATAAGTCCTCTTGAGCTAGATGAATGTCTCCACTCCAGTTGCCTTCTTTGTAGGCGCTTTGGGCAGTGAGAGGAGAATAGATACCAAGTTCAATATTTGCACTATCTCTATGGGTTGCCTGTACTTGTGCCTCTAATCTTTCAAGAGGGGTAAGTTCTACTTTTGAGTTTGCGGTTACTTCTATCTCTACCTCTGTGGGGATAGGTCCGTCTTTGGCAATCATGGCATATCTTAACACTTGGTAATAAGGCTCTACCCAGTTATCAGTCATCCAATTATTTTTATGGCTATTCCAGTCATATCTTTGGGCTAATCCTGCCGTTTCCTGAGAGCTTAATGCCCCTGCTGAATTGGTTTTATTGAATAATTTATATTCTGGTACATCGACTTGAGAAATGAGAGCCTCCTTAAGCAATCCCATAATTTCTGATGCTCCAGCGTAGGATCGAGTGACATAATTAAAACTTTCCTCATCCATGTCTAACAATAAGGCTTTCATAACAGATCGTCCCATTTCTGCGGAATAAAGTCTGTCTTGGATTTGTTTTTGTCTTGTGTTAGTTCCAGCCCTCATATCTTCTTTTAGGGCTTGACCTAATCCTTTAAATCCGTATATCCCTTGATCGTAGTCAGCAAGCATTGCACTACCTGCCATAAGCCCTTGTCGCCATGCGTTCCAAGTGTCAAACACTCTCATGAGAATGGAATCGTTGTAGCCACTATTATAGGCGAGGGATTCATCATATAATTTTGTGCCTGAGAATCTTAAAACTCGGCTATGGTGCCAAGTTTTTTCTAAGTCATTTTTTCCAAAAACAAAGTAATAACCTGGGTTGTGGTAATTGTTGCTGTCAGGATAAATTTCGTACTTAGTTAATACCCTGAGCCATTCGATCGACTGAATATTATTGGTATTTACGGGTTCTTTTGGGTCTTGCCCGTCAGCTACTCCCAAGAGAATGAAGCCGTCTCCATGTTGCCTTCCTAAGATTGAGGCTTTGGTAAAGGCTTGTTTAATCCCTGTTTTGCCTTGTTTATATTTTAATTTTTCGAGGTAAGGGAATAATTCGCCGACGGGTTGTTCCGATTGATTTTCTAAGCGAATTTGTTTTATTTGCATCCAATCTCGTTGGCACTCAAGAGGGAAAACATTTACTAATCTTGTTAATAATCCGTCACTACGGTATAAATTCTCTAAGTCTCGTTGGGTGAGGGTAGAAGTTTGATTGATAGTAAATCCTTTAGTTTTATCCCTAGCCGTTCCAAAGCCTGTTAATGGATTACTAAGGCTTGAGAATATTTGGTTTAGCCCGTGAGAGTCGAAATTAATTGTTTCTGTTTCCATTTTTATTTATACTACCATAGTTGCAAATACATAGTTACTTTCATCATTTCCCACCGCTTCACCCGGACCTCGACAGCCACACAAACTATCTAGCCATGATTGTACATCCCAACCTAATGGCACATCAGTTCCTTGAGAAATATCTAAAGATTGTTGAATCCTAAGATTTGATTCAATTACTGGTCTTAGGTTCATTTTATCCTCTTGAAACCTAAATTTTGCACTCCCACTGGCTTCGGTAATAGTTTGCTCACCTTTACTCGTCCACATGGTTAGCGCTGCAACTAAATAAGGGCGGTATTCGATCGAGTCTGCGATCGTGCCTTTCGATCGATCTAAAATATCGGTGATGGAATCGTCTCTGGTCTCGTTGGTTTCTGCCAGTCCTGATTGAGATTTCACCATATCGAAAGCTGTATCAAAATTGTTAAAAGCCATTATGTTACTGGTAAACGATAAATTAATTGTAACTTTTTAAGTCCCCAAAATACTTGCAACCCCACCTAATTGTAGACAAGCCCAAGCACCTGACGAAGCATCGGTATAATCGTTTGTTAGAGGTTTAGGTGTGCCGTCAAAACCATATAAGGCATTTAGGTATCGATCGTTCCAATCGCCTTTGAGTAAAAATACGTTCCCCCGTTTAGCGTCACTAGCGAAAGGTTTAGCACGGGTGACTTTATCCCCTTGAGGGCGTACCCCTTCCGTGTCAAATCCCCATAGTAAGTTCTTTAGGTGAGATTCGACTCTTATTCCTGCACTCCCACCCTCTAATTCCCACCGAATTGGCACATAATTACCGTCTTCTTTTGCCGTCTCAATCATCCACTCGTCAGAGTCAGCCGGAGCTAATTGTTCGGCTCTAGCATCCAAAATATAATAGTTGCCTGAGTCGTAAGCCATTTTGACTGAAGCTGTAAAATAAGCATCGGCTTTCATCGCTTGAGCTGTGGCCGCCATATCCCAAAACCTAATGCCGTCAAGGGGATAGGGTAATGAGTCGATAATTTGAAACCACTCTTTCTTAAATACTTTTCCCCCACCTTTAATATCGGCTGGGATGCAAAATAATTCTTCATCTGCGCCCACGCCATAGTCTTTGATTAATTGCGATCGCCATTGTCTTTCGTTATCTTTGGAATATTTCCAGCCGTTGACTAAGCAAATTCTTTCATAGAGTCCAGCTTCGATCGAGTCATCTAGATCGTACTTGTGGATGGAGTAGTCAAATTTTCCCTCAAAAGTTTGCTGAATTATTTGGTTGAAATAATTGTCAATGCCGTTATGGGTTGAGATTATTCGCAATTGTCCACCCCATGCCAAAATTGCCATTCCAGCTTTTAGCAATTCGGGTAAATCATCATGGAAGGCGGCCTCATCAATTACTACTTTTCCCTTTTTCGCCCTCAAGTTTGATGGTCGAGAGGATAATGCGACAACTTTATGACCACTGGCAAATCTTACCCGATAAACTAAAATACTGCGATCGTCCTGTTCTAATATCTCTTTCTCAATACCAGATACGGCTATTTGGTAGGCTTTTGCCCACCATCCCACATCTTCAATATATTGCTCTGACATTTCTCGGTTGTAGCCGATGTAATAAGTCGAACAACCATTGATTTGCGAGGCATCCAAAGCGGCGATCGAAGCATCCCCCCAGGATAAACCAATGCGACGGGATTTCTGACAGATTTTAACTCTACTCTGATCGATCGCCCATAGTCTCTGGTACTGCAGGAGAATCGGTGGCATCTTCCGAAATACCGAGGATTCTTGCTTTAATATCATTTGCCTCGACTTCAGTGAGTCCTTTTCCAGTTCCGTTTTGGCTATTTTCGCTAGTAGTCTGGGCGATAAGCCACTCTCGGAAAACCTCGGTATTGGCGACAATGGTTTTAAGTCCATAGGCTTCAATCATTTTTATAGCTGATTCTAAATCTTTCGGTGGTGGCGGTAACACTCGATCGAGAGCCCATTGAGGTGTACCCATATTTGTTTCCTCAATTTGCTCTTCTCTCCACTTTTCTCTATACCCCACTATCATGTCGTTTTCATATATCGGTACTGAGTGGATGGTTATATTTGATCGGCGTATTTTCTGCCCATGCAAAATGACTTCTTTTATTCTATCTTTGGCAGATTTAATTATTTTCTGTGGACAATTATCCCTAAAATATTGCTGTGCTTTTTCATATCTTTTGGCAAATTCTGGGTATTTTAGCAACCAATTTTGAAAGGTACTTACTGATATTCCCACTTTTTGACAACTATATAAAAGCGTTTGCCCATCTTCGATCGAACTAATTAAAATTTGGATTATGTCTTCTGAATACTTGCTTTTTGCCATATAAGAATAATTCGCGCGATTAAGTTGTTAAAATATCAATAAAATCTTGGGGTAAATTGTTAGCTTCTGCAAAACCTCCCCACACTTGTTTATCCTCAGTAGTAGCACCCCCAATAGTACATAACTGAGTCCATATTAAAGTGAACAAACTAAGACCTCTTGTAGTTACTTGGTCTAGGGCAGTCGGAAGGGCATTACAAATAATGGGGGCAACAGACACACATTGGTTATAAACCTGATTAAAACGTGGGTCACTTATCATTTGTAAGTTAAAGTTATCCCAATTAGGAGGCAATATTTCTTGATAATTATCAATAATTAGCTGGACTGCCTCGTCATTACTTGACACCCAAACGCCATCTATCTGAGCTAAAGTGTAGCCTTGACGTTCTATTTCTTCATGAAGTCCAAAACCTTTCTCAGTGTAATTTATCATATTTCTTAGAAATTGCCTAGCTTGTGCTGGATGAATAGGATTTAATGGTTTGTGATTTGAATCAATTAAAAAAAACTTTGGACATAGAGTCCCTCCTTACGGGTAATGTGAGCTGAGACAATGT